GTGTAATATTTGCAGGCGCGAGATGGGTACCCGGTTCTAAGTTAACTAGATTAGTGTTTAATATTGCGATGGGCATTTATTGTTATATGATAGTAATACATAAGATTACTTCATCTGTAATGTCTAATATGGAGGAGTTTGCTGATACAACGGGTAATCTACTCAATGACTTTCTAGATTTGTTCAATAATACAACTAACCCAGGTCGAGTCAACTTTGCCGGCGATGTATCTAATTGGGATTCATCTTATACTGAGGATAAGAGATATTGTCTACATGATGAGTTAGGTAATCAAATGAAAGATTTTCTATTTGATATGATTAACAACTTTTCTTTTAAGGATTTAGTCATGAATATTTATAAACAAAATTGGCGATCTCCGATGGTACTATGGGATGATTTCAATGAGAAGTGGTATTTAATATTCGTCTCATGTATGAAGTCAGGTGAGTTAGGCACTTCCGATGAAAATTCAATTTGTAATCAAGCAATACTTAGGACGTTTCTATCTTTATTGAATGTTAATAAGATTACATTATTCAAAGTTTATACTAAACCGAAGACAAAAGGAGATGATAGCTATCTATGTATGAATACGTTCGCATTTACTGATTTTCAAATTGATGGTAAAAGAATAATTTCATATTCAGATGAAGCTATACTCCAGATGAATAAAATGGATAAGATATTTGTTGAAACATTTTCAAATATGAGGTTTGAACTAAATTCGTTAAAAGGGGGGTTTGATGATAAAACGACTTCGTACTTAAAAAAGTTTATTTATTTTGGTTATCTTGTGTATAATAGAAGAAATCAGTTATTTGATAAAGAAGTACCTAGTGAAATTTCTCGATCAGAGTTTTTAGTTGGCTTAGTTGGTATATGTGGGATGATGGTTGAAAGAGGAGGAGATGAGACTTTTATTTTCGAATTATTATTAAATTTAGTTATTATAAGTTATCCTGTCAAACTTTTCAAGAAATTTAATAATAAAGGTAAGAATATTGGTGTTAGTGAAGGTCAAGAGTTTGTAATCCCGTTATTTATAACAATGTTTCTAGCTGTACATGATGGTGGAATTAACATGCCAGTTAATAAATATCTATTATGTGTTCCAAATAGTGCTATTTATTCATATTTAATGTTTAGACGGTGGAGTTTAGATAGTTATGATTTCATTTCAATCGTTCAGTATAATAGGAAAGTCTCATTTGATAACGATACGTCATTCACTATCGATAAGATTACTGAGGCTGTTGTTGATGGTAAATTCAGTTATAAAGCGAAGAATATGTTTGGAATGGAAGTAAAATTCAATAGAGAATCATTCAACTATGGATTATCAGCTGAAAGGATTGAAAAGAGTATTAAAGGTAAACATAATTTAAAGCATTTCGGTATAAATGTACCTCGTGATTATTTGTATACCGAAAAAGCTTATAAATATTGTAAAGCATCAATTAAGTCAGCTAACTTAAATACTAAACGTGATATTAAATATGAAAAGTATATTAAAATGATGGATATTCTTAAAAAGAATAAATACCGCGATCAGATCACTTTTACAGAAATGATAGTACTTATGGTTGATATGAAAGTTGAGAAAGATGATAATTTAGTTCGATATAATCAGTTTCCGAATTTAGCTATTGGTTCAGGTAATCCTTATCGTAAATTAATTGAATACTTCGGATATACTTCAGATGTTGGTTTGAGTCCAGTTAGTGTTAAAGGTCTACAGCGAATACTTGATAGTGATCAATTCGGGCCACACGATATGAGAGCTGAAGTCCTATTAACTCAATTTCTTAAACCAGAATACCTATTCAATTTAAATAATATGCAGGATTTATTAGCTTCAATTGGATTTGATCCGAATTTGGGAAAAGATATTATTAATGAATTATCATCACGAGCAATCTACTACCATTTTATTGAGTCAGAAAAAGGTATGAGTATGATAAGAGAAACAACAATTCTAAGTAATTTAAGTGAAGAGAGCTTGCGCCAAAATATAGTAATTCAAGATACTGGAATTAATGTCATTAAATCAATTCTTTATAATTTAGGTTTCTTTGTTTTATTAGAAGGCATTAATACGAATACATTTAATAAGGTTATATTTTCTTACGATCTAAATGATTTGAAAAAAGTTCTAAAACGCTTCGGATATACAGGCATATAATATTTTTAACTCTGCA